TTAGGCTTGAGCATCTTGATGACTTTAAGAAGCGCGTTAAACCCTACGGATGGTTCGCCAGGCATGAAGTGCGCGTCACTAAAAACCAAGACGTAACCATCAACGGTTAAGATAGATCGTTTAGCGTTTTGAGGAATCGCAAGAGAGTGTTCTGAGTCTAGGAATAAACCGTAACGCGACTCAATAGACCTGCGCCTTAGATAGACGCTGCGTTGTGAGGTGTTAAGAGCCCTAGCAACCCCAGCAGGGCTTTTTAGCTCTCGGAATAGCGCAATGAACTCATCGTCGCTGCATTTTGCGTTGTGAACCATGAAGCCCCCAGTGCTCGACGCTTTGGATCATCTTTCGCGGGATCACTAGCGATTGAGCTATTGCGTCATCCGTAACGGACTGACAAATCTTCAGGCCACGCTCATTATCTGCAACTAAAAAGCCAATTGAAGTAACAAGCGGAATCTGAAACTCAGCGGCTTTTTCGAGGCTCTCACCCCATCCCAAAGTGTCATGCGCTGCATCTTCCCAAACTACTTTAACTATCTGAGGGAGATTTTTCATTCTTCTTGTCTTTTATCGCGTGATACCACTTCCAGACAAGCCAACCGGATTGAAGCACAATATATAACAACGTGGCAAGTGCAACCCATTCATTGAGTGTTAATCCACCCACAGTAACAGCCGTGGTTATGGCTATGGGAGGCGCTGCTTTTACAGCTTCCGTGATGACATCAGACTTTTGTTCCGGCGACATGACAACCTCATACGGCTACTTTACGAATGGCTCTTACAACTAAGGATTGATTCTTAGCGTTGTTGAACTGACCACCGTCTATAAAGTCAATCCTCGTCGCTGTTGTCAAACCTACACCTGCATTGGTAGAACTCCATGTCCTTGCTGATGTAGCAAAGGCTTCAGAGCCACCAGATTGAAAGGCAGCTACAGAGGTCTGTGCAGGAGATCCTGTTGTGTAGTTAGAACCTCTGGAAGGAACTGCATAAGAGTTAGTGCCGTAAGACGTAGAGTTGGATGCCGTTGTCGGTTTCAGGTTGTAATAACAGATCTCTAGCTCATAGAGAGCAGGTAGATACCAGTCTGAGTAGCCGTTGATCGTTAGTGCGGCACACCACTGAGCAGCAGGGTAGGTAGCTGAGTCTAATTCGGCGGTATTAGTCGCCCCATCATAGGTAGACAAACCTAGAGAGTCTGAGGTTGCAGCGGTCTTGTAGTTGAGAGCTGTGTTCTCACCCGATGACTTAGGAGAGACAAGTAGATAGTAAGTGTTGCCACCAAAGGAGATCTGTCCTGCGTAGTAGCCACCTTCCCAGAACTCACCGATAGCAGACGGTCCAAAGCGATTGCGAGCGCCTGGGCCAAAGCCTCTGACAGAACCGCCTCCTAATGCTTCTAGGACAGGCATTATGCGTACCTGGACTGACTAGCTAAGACAGTGAACGTTGCTGATCCTGTCTTGATGATGGAATAAGAATACACATCGATAGAACTAGCATTACCCGCGGTAGGGGCAGTACCACCTAACCATTTAGGTGTAACCGATGAACCATCTACTTGCACCGCAGAGTTGTAGTAAGCAGTGCTTCCATTAGTGACTAAGAAAGCACAGGTTAAGACTTCTCCGGTAGCCATTGCGGTATTCAGTGACGTACCAGAAGAGGCTCTGAAGTTAACTGTGAAGTTCCCAGAGGCATTGGTTGTGTAGTACAGAACGCCTTGGGTTGTCGTGTCGAAGTTAATCGTACCTGTTGCTGCTGTTGCTGATACCGTGATTGTCTCAACAACACCTTGTAGCTTTGCACCGATCTGAGAGGATGTAGACGCTAGAGAGAGTTGTTTAGCAAAGGTCGCAGCCTGTGCAGAGGAAATCGTAAGTGCTAGCGTACCTCCGGTCTTGACCTCTAGGATGTCTGTGTTGTCAGACGTAATCGAGGTTCCAGCGGTAGCTGCATTAAGGACGTTAGCCATTATTAACCTCTACCCAATTGACTGCTTCTTCATCCCATGTGTACATCTTGCCGTCTGTAGGCATTGCTACTGGAGCTTCCCACTGAGCGTTGGTGTTTAACAGCCAGCTAGCAAAGGGCTTAGGCGGCACAAACGCGTCAATGTCTGCTCGGTAGGTATAACCAATCCCTGCGTAGTTCTTACGCATGTTGCCGTTATAACTTGTCTGCTTCCACGTTCCACCTAGAATCTTCTCAAGATGGGCAGCACCGATGTGTTCTTTCTCAACACCGCTAGCATCAGCCATATCCTTGTTGTCAACAACTACGACCTGAGTAACAACATTGTTCTCATCAATCTTCGCGTAATGGCCCATCTAAGCCTCCAATTTCAATCCGGTTAAATCCATTTCTTCCCCTACAACTCCGACAGGGAAGGTATTAAAACTAAGTGAGATTCTTGTGTCCTCGCCTTTGACCTCTGGAACCATATGTGTCAGCGAAGAAGGAAAGAGAATCAACCTGCCTGCATAAGCCTCAAACCACCATGACTCAGAGTTATACGGGTTCCACTGGTCAGGAGGGAATTTGATCTGCTGCCAGCTATCTTTGTAGAAGTAAATCCTGTCATCAGGGTTGGTCTGCACATAGAACACACCTGAGATGTAACTATTAGGATGAGCGTGTTTGTGGTGGTACTGACCTTGCTCGCTATAGTTGCACCAGCTTTGCGTCACTCTCAGACTTACATTGTGCTTAGGATTGACTGTGGACTTGAAGTATTCCGAAACAGCATCCTCGATGAACGAACGTAGATTCGTCAGCACAGGGTTACGAAGTACGAAGTTATCAGTGCTTGTCGTATTTCCCTGATTCGGTCTTGTCTGTAACTCACGGATGAAGAACAACTCCTCATCGGACAAAGGTCTACCGAGTTCAGCAAAGCCTACAGGTGTCGGAAAGAGATTATGCAATTGCATCTTCAATTTCCTTTTGTTTGATACCCATCTCTTTGAGTTGCTCGTCGGTGTAGATCGTAGGGATGCTGTCCTCAAACTCCTTGATCTTGTCTATTACCCAGTAGACCTCTTCAATACTCGGACAAGGTCTAGGGTCGTCCCAGCGTGTGAATACGTTGTTAGAGATTTCCCATTTAGCACCAGGACGAAGCAGGTGCATAGCTGTGTCTATTCCTAAGAAGCGATATGTTTTTGTAGTCATGTTATTGATTGATTTTGATGATTACGATACCGGAGCCACCTGCGCCGCCCGTTGCGCCTGATCCTGGGCCACCACCGCCACCACCGCCAGTATTTGCGCTCCCTGCCCCAGCAGGGCTTCCACCATCACCAGCGCCACCTTTTTGACTTGTGGTTGTCGTACCGCCGCCAGCGCCTCGTAAAGGAGATGTGCCTAAAGCGTCACCACCGCCCCCACCACCTCCAGCGTAATAAACGGTTGAACCAGATATTGCGGATGTTGCAGCAGCACCACCATTGGAGGTTGACCCACTAGAACCAGCGCCTCCAGCACCGCCGCCGCCACCGCCACCATAATTAGGGCCAACCAATTCCCCTGCTCCACCCGCGCTGCCTTGCCCTGCTGGAGATGCTGGTCCTGCTGCGCCAGCAGACGTTGGAGAATTAGTAGTCGCACCACCACCACCAGAACCGCCAGAACCACCGGCTAATGTTGCGGACGGATGATAACCACCTCTTCCACCGCCAGTAGAAACTATGCCAGGGGAAGCAAACGGAGATGGGCTTGATCCACCAACAATAGAAGAATTATTACCATTTGTAATTGCTGGAGCCGCCGCGCCAACGGTAATAGTTAATGTTGCGCCAGCCGTAACAGTTTGCGCTGATCCAGTTCTAAATCCTCCAGCACCACCGCCACCTGCGTTAGAAGTTCCTGCTATACCATTTCCACCACCACCGCCGCCAGCCACACAGAGATAATCAATACTCGTTACGCCTGTAGGCACAGCCCACGTAGTCGTGCCTTTGAATACAAAGACGGTTTGGCTAGCAACGGTGTACTTTAGGATGACGATACCGGAGCCGCCTGCTGCGCCGTTACCACTAGAAGGCCCGTTGTAACCGCCACCGCCACCACCACCGCCAGTATTAGTTCCTCCAGCCGTTCCATTGCCTGCGTTGGCTCCTCCTGCTCCACCGCCACCATAACCCCCTGAACCGCCGCTAGGCGCTCCACCACCCCCACCACCGCCAGAAAAATAACCAGTAGAAGGGGTTCCACTCGGACCTGCTCCACCAAATGATGAAGCAAATGATGGGCCTTGAATACCCGCCCCGCCTGCGGCCCCGCTGGTAGTTGATGTTGATGATCCGCTAGCCCCTGCGCCACCACCTCCAGCGGCGGCATTATCATTACCTGCTCCTCCATTGTTACCTTGAGATGGTGTTGTTGATGGGGTGTTTCCACTTCCTGCTGGGACTCCAGAACCTTGTGAACCACCGCCAGATCCACCATTCCCTCCGGTCTGCACACCTGCGGCTGCTGTTCCACCACCGCCGCCACCAAAAGCCACTAGCGCATTTGTGTAAGGATTTCCAGATGATGGGTTATTTGATATGGGAGACCCTGATATATAAGAGTCTCCTCCATTACTTCCTTTTGCCCCTGACGAAGAGGAGCCGCCGCCACCTGCTCCAACAGTAACCGTATAGTCTGTACCAGCCGTTACAGATAGACCGGTCCCTGTTCTAAATCCACCCGCACCACCGCCGCCACCAGCTCTCCAACCCCCGCCAGCACCAGCCGCAACTACCAAATACTCCACCTCTGTCACCCCAGCAGGGCATGTCCACGTTGAGGTAGCTGTAAAGGTTTGAATGACGGTGTAGCCACCACCGCCGCCCCCTGAACCAGCAAAGGCAGCAGCAATCATTGCACTTAATGCACCAGCCATATTAGGTCACTCCTGCACCAGAGACATACCACGTATCCGTAGCAACCTTAAGTAAGGTAGCCATTCCTTTTGTCGCCACTGTCCTGTTACCTGTAGCACCATTGGCAAGCTGAAAGGTAACACCAGC